AAGGAAATGAACTGTGGGGTCTGTGACGCGAGTGGCCCGAGTGACGCACACCACATCGTCCAACATGAGCAATACCTTTGCATACCTTTGTGTAAAGACTGCCACCAAGGGGCGTTTAACGGCATACACGGACAACAAAGAATATGGAAGGTTTATAAAACAAATGAAATGACAGTATTGAACGAAACAATAAGAACCTTGCTAAAATAATTAAACACGCATGGGGATTGACGTACACGAGACGTCCGTGGAACATAAAGAGAAATCAGTCCCCAGCCGTGTTGGTGTAAAGCAGTTGCCGACATTTGGGGGTTCGCCCCCCTTTTTTTAAGGATATATATGGCTTACGAAAACCAAAAAGATGTTGCAGACTTCATAAGCACATTACTCCACTCGGGAACTGTTACGCACTTCATGCACTTGTCCACTACCGATCTAGGTGTGCATAAAGCCTTGGGCAAATACTATCCCCAGATCATTGAGTTAACCGATAGATTTGCAGAAGCCTACTCAGGGTGTTACGAACGCATCAAAGATTTCCCAGAGAATTTCCATAATGCTAAAGACCCAATGAAATACATGGTTAGCATACAAAACTATGTAATTAAGAACAGAAAAGCAATGCCAGACGAGAGCCAATTGCAAAACATTGTTGACGAAATAGCGGAATTGATTGACAGGACGATCTATCGCTTAGGGTTGCAATGATCAAAATCTTTGCAGGCTACGACCCTCGGGAAGCGATTGGGTATCATGTTTTTACCCAATCCTTGATCGAGCGCACTTCAGAAGCGGTGGCGATTACGCCATTTTTTGGCAAGCAAAGAGACGGGTCAAACACATTTATCTACCAAAGATTCCTAGTGCCTTACTTCACGGGATTTAGGGGTAGGGCGATATTCATGGACGCAAGCGATATGCTGATGCTTTCCGACATTGCCGAACTGGACAAGTTATTTGACCCCACCAAGGCGGTACAAGTAGTTAAGCACAATTACTTTACCAAGCACAAAAGGAAATACATTGGTACTGCGATGGAGACCAAGAACGAGAACTACCCGAGAAAAAACTGGTCGAGCCTGATACTGTGGAACTGTGAGCATCCAGATAACAGGGTGCTAGACCCTGACTTTGTTGATGACCACACAGGAAGTGAACTACATAGGTTTGAGTGGCTAAAAGACGAGCAGATTGGTGAGTTACCAGAAGAGTGGAATGTATTGGTGGGTGAAGATCAACACAACGCCAAGATAGCGCATTACACTTTAGGCATCCCAGAGTTTGAGTATTACAAGAATTGCGCGTATTCTCAGGAATGGCACAAAACCAAGTCAAGGATGCTTAACGGGCTGATAAACATGAAGGAAAACGCTCATGCCTGATTACTCGTTAATGGCAGAAGCCTTGTCTAGACAGGGTTTAGCACCTTATGGAACTCGGTTTGCCGAGGACTTGGGTGCGCCTACCGCAAAAGGTAAGGGATACTTTGGGGAAATCCCAGATGCCCAAGGCAGACCCATGACCGAACTATCAAGTGCCTACGAACAGGATGGCAAGTTAGTTCCGCATCCCTTAGTTGTGCCAACCCTGACAAAAGAAGAGATTGACCTTTTGAAAATGGGCATACCCAATGAGCAGATATACCAAAAAGCCGAGGATTGGGCTAAAAGCCGATTAGGACAAGGGCAAAGCCCATTTGCAACCCCGCAAGATGTGCGGTTTCCAGTACCACAATAATGGCTGATTACAGAGCACTAGCCCAAGCCCTAGACCCGTATGCTATGGATACAGGGGGTATCACGCCTGACACGATCAAAGCGTTACAGAGTGGATACAAGTCACCTAACCTTTTGGGGATGATTGGTGACATTGGGCGTGGTGGGCTGAGTAATCTGGAATCATTGGTAAGGGGTGGAGTGGCGCAGTTTGGTGGAACGCCCGTAGACACGCTAAACACGATCAGAACGCCTTATCCTATGGAAGTGATGGGGGATGTGAACTATGCCCCTGATAAACAAGTCTATGGCGGTACAAAAGACATTTTAGGAATGATGCCCAAGCGAGTAACCCAAGGCAGACCCGAAACTGCGGGGATGGAAGAACTCGGGACAGTCATGGGGCCTGGTCTTGCCAAAGGCGTTGCGCCAGTTGGTAAAGGCTACCTCAGTTTATTGGGTAACGAGATCAACGCAGGGATGACGGGACAGCCGACTAGATCGGTAATTGGGCAGATCACGCCTAAACCTTTGCAACTTGATGTTTATCACGGCACACCGCACAAATTATCTTCTACCGAAACAAACCCACTTGGTGAATTTGATGCTTCAAAAATAGGTAGTGGCGCAGGCGCACAGGCTTATGGATACGGAATTTACACATCTGAATCTCCACAATTTGCTGATTACTATGCGGTAAAGAAGGGACTTCCTGACCTTGAAGGCATAGCGTCACAAAACGGCATTGAACTTAGTAAAGATGCCAGAGTTGAGTTAATGAGGCAAGCCACTAGGGATAGCAATGGCAGACCAACTAAAGCAGACAATTACATAGACCCAATGGGCGCAGTTAAGAAATTACAGAATGCAAGCATTGAAGCCAGACAATTGCCTGCTGACAAACTGCAAAACACAATTCGTGAATTCCAAGACCAAAACAAAGCATATTTGTATAAGGCAGATTTGCCAGACGAGAAAATACCTCAAATGTTAGATTGGGAAACCCCTGTGCCAGAGGAATTGAGAAAACGCATAAGCGAAGTAATGATGAAAGAGTTTGGCTCTGGGGCAACAGGCACAAGTGGTGAAAAACTTTACAAAGAGATACAAGCCGAATATAGACGCGCTGGTAGCGATAACCCCGCTAAAGACGCATCTGCCTTTTTGCAAAAGCAGGGAGTGCCAGGCATTACATACAAAGAGATAGATACGCGCAACTATGTAACTTTTCCCAATGAGGAAAAAGACATTAAAATCCTTGAACGACAAGATCGTTAAAAGAGCACTAAATAGTTATGACAGAAACTAAAGTAGTTAAAAGTAGGAAAAAGGCAGGAGGGCGCACATCAGGAACGCCCAACAAGACCACCCAACAGGCAAGGGAGGCGATTGCTTTGTTTGTTGATGGTAATGCACACAGATTAGCAGAGTGGCTAGATAAGGTCGCAGATGGCATTCCTGACCAAGATATAAAACCCAACCCTGCAAAAGCATTTGAGTTATTCCAAAGCGTAGTGGAATACCATGTGCCTAAACTTGCAAGAACAGAGATAACGGGCGCGGATGAAGGCCCAATCGAAATGGTGGTCAAGTGGGAAGGCGTGAAGTAATCATCCCCTACTCTCCGAGAGAGGCATTCATGCCTTTTCACCAAAGGACTGAGAGATGGTCATGTCTGGTGGCACACCGAAGGGCGGGAAAGACAGTAGCGGCTATCAACGACCTGATACGCAGAGCATTGACTGAGGGTGGGGTGAGAGCACAGTACGCCTATATCGCCCCGTTCAGAAGTCAAGCCAAGTCTGTGGCATGGGATTACCTAAAGTTCTATGCCCAACCTGTAAGTAAAAGCACCAATGAAAGCGACCTGACAGTAGAACTGGTCAACGGGGCAAAGATCAGACTATTTGGCTCAGACAACGCAGATGCCATGCGTGGACTAGGATTTAACGGGGTATACCTAGATGAGTACGGAGACTTCAAACCTAGCGTGTGGGGTAATGTGATACGACCTACCTTGAGTGACAGACTCGGGTGGGCTGTGTTTGGGGGTACTCCCAAGGGAAAGAATCAGTTTCACGACATATACAGGGTTAGCCAGGCAACGCCAGATTGGTTTCTCTTACGACTACCAGCAAGCGCATCCAAGTTGTTGCCTGCGTCAGAATTGAAAGCCGCACAAGAGCAATTGAGCCAAGACCAGTACGACCAAGAGTATGAGTGCTCATTCGAGGCGGCAATTCTCGGGGCGTTCTACGGCACAGAGATGCGCCAAGTTGATACCGAGGGCAGAGTGCAAGACCTCAAATTTGACCCTGATGCCCCAGTATTTACAGCGTGGGACTTAGGCTATCGAGATGACACCGCGATTTGGTGGTATCAGGTAGTCAGGGGTGAGATTCATGTGATGGACTACTACGCAGTCTCAGGCGCATCCATCGAGGAAATAGCCAATGTTGTGAACTCTAAGGGCTATCGGTACACCAAGCACTACCTACCCCATGACGCTAGAGCCAAGACTTTAGCCTCGGGGGGCAAGTCAATCCTTGAGCAACTCGCCAATCATTTAGGTGGCATAAGTAAATTAGCAATAGTGCCAGAAATCGGTGTGCAAGATGGTATTCAAGCGGTTAGAATGATTCTGCCCAAGTGCTACTTTGACCCAATCTGTGAAGAAGGAATTGAAGCACTAAGGCAGTATCAGAGAGAGTATGACGAAGATAAGAAAACATTTCGGCAGACTCCAAGGCACGACTGGACGAGTCACCCAAGTGATGCTTTTAGAATGCTTTCGGTTGCGTATCGTCAGGACAAGTCACAAGAACCCCTTCCCAAAGGGAAGACTTTACAGACGATTACGCTAGACGAATTGTGGGATTTTGAAACTACACATAAAGAGGAACGCATATGAGTGCACCAGTAGCAGAAGTCGGTGGATACAAGAACATCACAGCAACGGGGGCGGTCTCGACAGGGGCTTGTCAACTTATTGGGTTCTATGTGAACAACACCACAATCGGAACGCTAGTCCTACGAGATGGTGGCGCAAGTGGCACAGTAATGTCAGGCACGATTACTCCAGCCATAGGGTTTCACAGATTCCCTGCCAATGTAGGAACAAGCCTCTACGCCACTATTGGCGGTAGCGCATTGGATGTGACATTCTTCTACGCGGCTTAATATGTACGAGAACGCCTACGATGATGGGGCTTATGAGGAAGATCAAGGCCCGTTCTGGCACGACCAACTAGACAAAGCCGCCAAGGTCTTTGACAAGTGGGAAAAGCGCGGTAAGAAGGTAGTAAGACGCTACCGAGACGAGCG